AGGGGTAAGGGCTGTCCACTGGCCTGTTTGGTCCAGTATTTCCACGCGGCTGATACCGAGGTGGGAGTTCGCGAGCGTGTAATCCTGCTGTCGGGACACCAACGCCGTGGTGGCTATCGGAAGGTCTGTCCGATTTTCATCGTCCCATTTCCAGCGTGCATCTGCCCTGCGGATGAGGGAGGCGACACGGTCATACGCGTTATTTGCTTCAACGACTATTTGGGCGATAGGAAAGGAAGAGCTGTTGGTCTTCGTGAGGAAGTAGGTCTTCGCTTTGATATCGTCGAATGTCATTTTGATTTGCGGGGAACGGGCTCCTTGAACTTATCGAATGTGTTAAAGCTGTCTTTGAACTCGGCCAACGCGTCGGTGACGACGAGGACCAACTTCCCGTCCTGAATGTCAGTCGTGACGGGAATATCGAACTCTCCCAGTTGCTTCTTTGCGAGTTTTTCCACGCGCTTGAAGATGGCAACTTTCTTCTTGTTTACTTCGGCCATGAGCGCGGTCATGTCATCGCCCAGCTTTGCGTGCTGCTTCTGCATCTCCTCCATCTGCTTGGAAATCGCACGGCCGCTTTCGACCATTTCGCCCTTCTGCTCCACCATAGAAAGCAGCAGCTTATCGTCCAGTGGTATTGCTCTATCGTTTTTTCCCATAGTGTTTTCTTAGAAGCTGCGAGGTGGTTTCGCCCTCCTCAATAATGTTTGGACTGTCTGCGGTGTCTTCCGTGCTCGAGACGGCAACGTTCGGGTCTATAAGCACGCTCTCTCGCACGATGTTTTCTGCGTATACGACTTTGGGTCTGTTATGCATGGTGTTTGCTGGCTTTATACTTGGGCAGCTTAAAAGCAGGGCCGCCCAAGCAACAAACTAAACGGCTGAAACTATCTTCACACCTGCAATCGGGCGGTTCATCACTGCACCGTAAAGGATATCAGCGGTGACCACCGTCGAGAGATATTCAGGAATGTAGTTGGCCTGGAGGCGAACTCCAAATGAGTTGCGCTGTCCCGGAAGGGCGCCGGTTGCGTAGTGAATTGCATCCGGTACCGCCAACGCGCCTTGATAGTCCGCGTTAGTGTTGATCTTGGTAATGAGCGGAGAGACGATGACTGGCTGGCCGTAAATGCTGCCAATAGCGCCTTTCAACACGGGGTTTGAACCTGGTGAATTGAGTGACAAGGCAAAGCGGTCAATCGACATAAGGTCGGTCCACAAGGTCTTCGGTGCGAGGAACCAAGCAGCGTCGGTGAAGTCAACGTTATTGGTCTGCAAGGTTGAGATAGCCGAACGGACTACTGCGTCGGTCAGGGCAACCGTGGTGGTGCCTACCGAGTTGGTGAAGCTTTGGAAGAGGGTTGCGACGGCCACTTCGAGCTTTTTAGCCACGGTGTAGCCGGCATTCTCCATGTAACGCTTCTGGAGCGTGTACGACTTCTTGATCTGGGCTGCCTGGTTATCCTCGATAGCGAACGAAACCTCGTACCAGTTCGAAACGGTAAGAGTGATTTTGGTTTCGGTTGCACTGTTGAGGGTAACCGCAGTTGCGTTCGTCTTTGAGTTTGCTGCCATCTCGGTAGTGCCCGGTGTGTACACCGTGTCGCCACCGTCTGCGAGTTCATCAGACCGGTTCGTAAAGAACGGGGTCATGATGAGCTTAGTTTCGTAGAAGTCGTTTACTTTAGATCCCCAGACTTGTGGGATCATGACGGCCAGAGTGGTTGAGGTCTCTGTGCCTGTAGGGAAAGCCATGATGAGTGTTGATTATTTTATAGTCAGCATCACAGCGGATGATGCTAGCCGACTATCTCCTTGAACATGGCTTTGTGCTCTTCCTCGGAAAGACCGGGAGAGTCGATCGACTTTTTGACGGTCGTTCGTGCTCCCTTAGAAGTGCCAAGCTGGGCTTGTTGCTTCTTGGTCTCCGCGTCCTTGTTGGACTTCCAGGTGGTGAACAGAGGGTCTTTTACGGCTTCGGTCAGCTTCACTCCTTGGAGCATTGCGACTTTCTGCGCGTACTCGACTTCATCGTCCTCGAACCCTTTTGAGAAGAGGATGCCTTCTTCGCGGGATAAACCGGTTGGGATTTCGGCCTTACTAGGTGCCGGGGCAGGTTTTGCAGGTGCGGGCTTGTTCTTCTCCCTTTGGAGACGAGCGAAGAGTCGCTTTCGCTTATCTTCGGATTCCGCTAATCGCGCCCGTAGCTGCTCTGTTGTCTCTTCAGGTGCCGGCTCGGTGCCTTCACCTTCGTCAAGATCATCTTCGGTTTCGTCGATGGCCTCTTCTTGCTGAGTTTCCGTGTCTTCAGCTTTGACAATTTCGTCGTCGTTCATTTTGAGTGGAATGATAACCTAATAAGCGAACTATATCACACGTCCTTCACGCAAGTTGTGCATGTGTGGATAGACCCATGATACTACACTCCAGAATTGCTGGCCTTTCGCGGCTTCTTCTCTGTGTACAACTCGTTCAGTTTCTTAAAAGCCTTGCCGATAATGTCGCGGGCTTCCTTGAGCGCAACGGTGTCCTTGCCTGCGTACACGCGCTTCAACGCTTCAGCGTTTAATTCCTCCATAATGAAGTCAGCCCAGTCTTTCTGTGCCTGCTTGTCAGCGAAGAATGCGGGTAGGGTGCTCATTGTTGTCCAACAGGAAGTGCCTGCTTAACGCGGGTGGTCGTTGTTGGTCCTGGAGCGGCGGCCGGTGCGGGCGGAGCGTTGCCAATCGAGTACGAGGCCGGCGAGGTTCCGGAAATCTCCATCATCTGCTGAATGATCGGGGTGCGTTCTGGATCTCCTGGTGCCAAGCCCTGCAAGGTGGTGGCGAGTGAGTTGAGTTGACGCTGGCTGTCGAACATCTCGTCGGTGATGTCGAAGCGGACTTTCTGCTTTACCTTAGCCAAGGTGATGTAACCCTTTGGTATTTTCAACGTGCGCTTATCCCCGTTCTTTTGAAGGGCGGTCTGCATGTCGAGCGCAAAGCCTGCCTTATGCTCGGGCAAGACCATATGACCCGCCAAGGTCAATTTCTTGGCCGTGTTGTTGGCGTGGTCGTCGATGATATCGCGGTCCAAAAGTTGCAATTCCTGCCTGGAGTATGAGGCGGTGAGTAAATGGTCTTTGTTTATCTGCTTGATATTGAAAGGAATGACCCAATCGGTCAGGACTTCGAGAATGTCATAGCCGTCCTGGTCGCGGCGTTGATTGAAAATGGAGGCGCCTTGGGACGCTTGAAGGGCTAGAGACTGGAACGGCGTGCTGGCTTTCGGTTCCTCGCCGGTCACGCCGGGATAGGCTGATTGGTCCCGTTGAACGTTGGTGAACCAGTTGTCGATTTGGTTCTGGAACTCAGGCAGGGCTGATGGCATCAGTTGGAGGGATTTGATGTACTCGTCGGCTTCAAGCTCAACGGTTTCCCCATCCAAAAGCTCGGCGCCGCTCGGCAAGTCCTTCTTGTTGGTCATGAGAATGACCTTACCGGCCAAGTCCATGGCAACCTTCTCGCCAATGACGGCTTCGTTGGTCCAAATCTGCGGTTCAAACAATTCCTCCCAGACACCAAGACCCATATCCCGGCCCTCAACTTGTTTGCGGGCAAAATGCTTGAAGCGGCTCTCCGTTAGCTTGTCGATATACAGGCAGTATTTCTTGTTGCTGACGACGGCAACGATAACGTTATAGAGGCCGATTTCATCTCCCGCGTCGTCCGTTTCGTCATATTCATCGGGGTAGATGCAGCGCGCTTCGAACTGACCCTCGATGTCGAGCACCTCAATGCGGCTTTCGCCATTTACTTTCTTCTGCTTCTTGGCCTTCTCGATAACGGCATCAATGGAAAGTTCGCCGTCGGTCATTTCAGTCCAGACGCCGCGCTTCGCTTTCAGCTCCAAAGGCGAGAGGTAGTTCTTCTCGATCTTTGTACCGTTCTTTATATCGCGGGGGTCAACAGCTGTGTGCTCCCACTTGACCGGCTCAATTATCAATTCATCGGCCGTCTCAGTTTTCTTCAAGAGAACTGAACCGTACTCGGATTTCTTGCGCTGGTAGTCGTCGATAGTCTTGCCGAAGTTGTTGTTCTTCATCCAAAGCTGGAGTTCTTTGTTCACGACCAGGGAAAAGATGTAGTCGCCGTCCGTCTCGTGGGCTTCGATGGATTTGCGGTCGATGTTTTTGGCACGCCACTCGATGTCAACGATTGAGTTGCCGATATTGCGGAATGGTTTCCTGCGACCCTGGGTGTCTAGCTGACCCTCCAGATATCGGGACATGATGTAGTGCGTAATCTGGCGCACCGTCTGGCGCATCGAGAATGCAATGTTCTCGGAGATAGTAATAGTCCCGCGTTCGTACTCCTTCAGATGGTCGTCAATTTCAGCGTAGAACTCTTTCATGAGATTAGTTTAGCGTAACTGTATCACACCCCGCGTTGCACAACCCGTCTAACAACTCCTCGCCTGTTGATAGCGGACACTGATTGCTCATACGTCCCTCCGGTTGCGTCCTTCATCAGTTCAAACCACATGCGCATGATAAAGGTGTCGCCGGTATCAGGTGAGCGGCCTATCGCTTCCTTGACCTCGTCCTTGCCAACTATTTTTAGCTTGCCATCCTTATCCATGTCACGCTGCTTAATCTGACTGAACTCCTCGGTGATTTCGTCCTGGTCACCACCGGGCACAATCGCCATCCGGTGATTCTCCACCAGCTCGGCAAGTTTGAACGCACATTGGGTTTTGAGGTTCTGGAAGGCGGATAGCTGGCGTTTGCCGTCAAGAGTGAGATTGGGTGCGGGAAGCATCTGCCGGCGCAACGCTGTTCTTGTTGGGACGGGTGTTGAACCGCCTTGGAAACCTTTGATGCCCTGGAGCTGGTCCACCACACCACCGCCAACGCCGTCCTCGTCAACGAGAATGTGCGAGTAAGGGATTTTCTCCTCGGCGGCATAATCCTTAATCTGCTGGATAGTCTTGTCCGTTCCCTGCTCGGAATATGAAACCCGCTTGTAGCTCTCCAATCCGTCCCAGAAGTTGAAAACCGTTTTATCCCTGCCATACCGAGCAACGTCCACTACAAGGTACTTCTGGCCGTCTTTAACGATGTTGTTGGTGAAGAGGTCGCGGATGTTGTCGTATTTCATCAGCGTGCCGGCATCCTCGTCATACTGCCAGTTACCGTCCTTCAATCGCTGCCTCAGGGCTTTGTCGCTAATCTCTGCAAGCTGCTGGCCGTATTCCTTCGAGGTGTAGTGGTTGTCGCTGTAAAGGGATTGAATGAAGGCGTACTGCTCGGGCAACGTTCCAGCCATGAACGGGTCGTAAAAGACGCGTTTAGGCCAACCCTTGGAAGGATTGCATGACAGGCCGAACTTCGGAGGAGGGGTGATATCCTCGCCATCAACCACAACCTTGTGGCGGCCAATGCGGGACTTTAAAACATCAAACGCAAGAAAGTGCCATTCCTCAACTTCCTCGCCAAATCCATGAGAATACTCAGTCGAGCCAAAGCGTTCGTAAAATGGGTCGGTTGGTTTGTAGGCTACGTCCAGCAAATCGATGGTCGAACCATTCTTGAATCGAATGACGTTGTACTTACCGTCCAGCGTCCAGTCATCTCGGGGAATGTTGTGGTGGGCGCAGACCTTGCTCCACGTCACGAAAGTGGAGTTCATCAGGCGTTTTAGTTCATTGCGGCCGATGAAACCTCGGGAGCCTGGATAGAAGTAGGCCCAGACCAACAGCCACTCGCAGTACAGCCAGGTCTTACCGCCGCCAGCACCACCGCCAAAGAGAAGAAACCTCGTTACGAGATCTTGGAGTTTTTCCCACGCTAATTCCTGTTTAGGCGTCGGTCGGATTGTCGGTGTTATGGTCTCCATTGGAAACGAAATTGAAGCCGGCCACACGCTCGCCTTTGCTGGTGTGGTCAACCTCGCTCTTGTCGTTATAGCCGTGTTTGGTGAGCATCAGTTTGGTGATGGTGGGGTTGTAGTTGTTGACCAGGCCATTCTGGATAAGCTGTGAGGCCTGTGCTGCCCGAAGCTGCTCAAAGATGTCGTGAAATTCCTCGTGGTACACATCACTCTTTGGGTCAGCCCAGTCGTAGAGGGTCGAGCGCCAGATGCCTAAATGAACTGCCAACCCCTCGACACTCGGCAGATAATTGTTCGATTTGCACAGGGAAACATACTCGGAGACGCCCGCAGCTACAGCGATTGCGTCGTATTTTGAAGGTCGGGCCATTGCCAAATGATACCACGGCAGCGACAGCGAGTTCCAATCTGAATAACCGGTCATCTAAATGCAGAAAATGTAATGCAACGTTTTTCAGAGCTGTGAGTATCTGTATTTGTCCAAGTACATAAACGGAGAATGAGATGTCTATCAGGAAAGTCGGCGTTGCTGCCGTCGCGGCGCTTACCATCTTGGGTGCTGCAGTTGCCCCGGCGAACGCACGTGGTGGTATGGGTGGTCATGGTGGCGGTGGATTTCACGGTGGTGGGTTCCATGGCGGTGGATTTCACGGCGGCG